CGAGAACAGCATCAAGATCGAGGGCGCCGCCCAGTCGATGGGCGACACGGTCCGCGGTGCGCTGGCCAATGCGGAGACCGCGCTGGCCAGGGTTGGCGCGGCGCTTCTGGACGACTTCGTGCCGGCCATCAAGGAGGGCGCCGAAGCCTTCAAGGACTTCGGCAACGTTGCGATCGACGCCTTGGGCGAGGTGGATCGGTTTGCCGAAAAGACCGGGCTGGAGAAGGCCAAGGATAAGATCAAAGATTTCAACGTCACCGGCGCCGAGGCGTTCGGAAACCTCGCCGACTCGGCGAGCAAGTCCAACAACGCCATTGAGGGTTTCTTCGAGGAAGTCTTCGGTGTCCATAACGTCTCGCTGATGACTTTGATGGCTGATGAGACCGAGGGCGCAGCCAATGCAACCGGCTATTTCGGCGAGGTGGCCGCCAATGTCCGCACCAAGGTCGAGGAACTCATCCCGGCCGCCAGTGGGGCAGCCGAAGCGCTCGGCGAGAACGCGGCCAGCGCAGAGGCGGCGAACGCGCACCTGGGCGCCTACCTGGAGACGCTGCAGCGGGCCACCGACCCCGTGTACGCACTGAATGCCGCCATCGAGGACGTTGACGCCGCGCATGCCGCCTACGATGCGACCCTGGCGGACTCGACATCCACCCAGGCCGACGTGGAAGCCGCAGCGCTCAAGGTCGCCCAGGCGGTATCTAAGGCTGAGGCCGCTGCCATCAACGGTGACCTGTCGTTCGCGGATTTCGACGCCAAACTGCGGGGATGGGTCGCATCCGGTGTCATCACCGCTAGGCAGGCCGACAACATCCGCAGCCGAGTGAGCGGCCTCACCGCCACGGCGAAGGCTTACGAGGGGAACTACAACGCCACCGTGACTGCGGACACGAGCGGCGCCTACACCGAGGTGGCGGGCCTGGTGCGGTGGATCGGCAGCCGTCGCGCCACCATCGGGGTGAACATCCGTCAGTTCGGCGGCGGCGCGCTGGAGTTCCACGAGGGTGGGATCATCCCCCGCGCGCACTCGGGCATGATGCTCGGTGGCTTGAGTTCCGACGAGCGGATCGTGATCGGTCAGACCGGTGAGCGGATCCTGTCCCGGAAGCAGACCGACGCGTTCCACGAGCTGATGTCCGACATGGGCCGGCCGACTGGAGGATCGGCCCGCCGGCCGTCCGACGGTGGCGGGCTCGACTATGACAAACAGGCTGAGGCGTTCGTTCGGGCGATGCGCCGCGCCGGGATCGTGATGCCACGCACCGACATAGCCCGCCGTGCCGACCTGATCTCAAGGGGTGGCGGCTAGATGGCGTCGAGCCTGAAGTTCGTCAACTCGATCGCATCGAGTCCGACGACGCGGCTAGATCTGAACGACCGGACGACGTGGCGGCTGCACGCTGAGGGCACCAGGTTCCCGCCACCGCCGCTGGATCAAGCCATCGCCTCGACGTTGCTTCAGGACGGCGCGGTGATCCCGTCGTCCGCGTACGGGCTGCGAACCATCCAACTGGAACTGTCGGTGAACGCGGCCAGCGCGGACACGGCGGCAACTCAGCTGCAGAACTTCTACCGCGAGCTGGACCGGCCGAACAACTTCCTGCAGTGGCAGCAGGAGACGACGAACCCGGTGTTCTTCCGCACGTTCCGCACGTCGGCGGACGATGTGCTGGACCTGGGGAAGATCGACGGCACGCGGAAGCTGTTGTCGGTGGCGTTCCTGGCCGAGCCCTTCGCGTACGGTCTGCTGGAGACCCCGGTGTCGGGCGTCACGGTCAACACGGACCCGGCGAATGGCACGAACGGCTGTTTCGTGGATGTGACCGGGGTGAAGGGGGATGTGGAGTCCCCGGCGATCATTCAGTGGCCGTCGTCGACGATCGTGGATGATCACGAGACGATATTCGCGACGCGCCGCCGGGGCACCCCGTCGTCTGCGCCGTTCTTCGTCCAGGCCGAAGCGATGACGCAGGGCACGGACACCTCGACGCAGGCGAACGACGCGAACTTCTCCGGGTCGGGGAACAACTATTCGCGGACCACGTTCGCCACGAACGCCACCATGGTCTCCCGGCTGCAAGTCACAACCGTGGGCACGGCGGGTGTGGATTTGCGCGGCACGTACCGGGTGCTCGTGCGGTACGACAAGAGCGCGTCCAACGACGGGATCAACCTGCAGTTGGTGTGGGGGCCGGACAGTTTCGGCACGGTGTTCAATGATTCGGTTGCCACGGCTAGCACGATCAGCACGACTACGGCCGATCTGGGTCTGATAAGCATCCCTAGCGGCATCGACCCGGTGTACGGCCCTGACGGTGTCGAGTTGGCGGTGTCGAACACGTGCCTGCTGCAATTGCGGGCCGAGCGGACGTCGGGTTCGGGGACGATCGACTTCGATTTCCTGATGCTGGTCCCGGCGGACGACCGGTTGGGGATCGTGCATTGGGATGACGGTTCGTCGTCGCCGACGGATCATTGGATGCTGGATGCGAACGGCACGGTGTCGCATGCGCGGAACTCCTCCGGTGAGGTGATCGGCACGGCGGCGCCGTGGATCTCCGGCGGGTTGCCGTTCCTGACGCCGAACCAGACGAACCGGATCATCATGCTGCGCTCGACGCGACCGAGCGACACATGGTCGTTGACCACGGTGACGCCGGTGTCGGTGAGCTATCACCCCAGGTATTTGACCGTTCGCCCGGCGAGCACCTGATGACGCTGCCGATCCCGGTGTCGGTGCAGCTCTCGAATGGCCGGGCCGTCAAGCACATCGGGCGCGAGCTGAGGTCGCTGAACTACGGTGCGGTGATGCTGCCCGGCGGCGGCGGGTACGCCTCTGCCACGTTCGGTCTGGACCGGCCGCTGGCCTTCTCGCCGGATGAGCTGGCGTACTACACCGACGTCGACGCGTACGACATGCGTAACGGCGGATGCGTGTGGTGCGGCCGGTTGGAGGATCCGGGCCGGGGCGTCGGGTCGGACGGCCAGATATGGGAGCTCTCGGCGGTCGGCGGGTCGGCGCACCTGCGGGACCGCACGGTGCCGCTGGTGTACGTGGACAAGCGGATCGACTCGTGGCAGCAGTTCTCCACCTCGATCAAGTCTGCGCGGTGGGACACCCAGGTCGACGGGAACGGCGCGGACTATCTGCAGGGTGTGTTCCAAGAGGGCATCACCATCGTCACGAACGATGACCTGACGCTGGTGTACCGGCCCATCAACGAGGCCGGGGCCACGCTGGGCCGGGTGCGGGTGGCGGTCACCAACGGCGCCAGCTCCTCGTCGTGGAAGAACCGGCTGCTGACCACGCAGGGCGCCGGGTCCACCACCGTGCATGAGTTGGACTGGTCCACCACAACGGCGACGCTGGAAGGCTCGTCCGGCGGCGCGAACGCCATCCCGGCCGGGGATCATACGGCGTTTCTGCGGTTCGTGCGCACCGGGGCGAACACCGTGCTGGGGAACAATGCTTTCGGGAACCTGCAGAACTTCACGGTCATGGTTCGTCGGCTCAAGGCCGACGGCACCACCGTCACCAGCGGCTACACCTCGGACACCATGACCGCCGATCTGATCGTCAGGGACATGCTGGGTCGGTTCCTCACCGAGTACGACGGGGCCAACGCCACCATAGCGACCACGTCGTTCGGCATCGAACAGTTCCTCAAGCAGGACGGCACCGACGCCTCCGGGGTGCTGGAGGATCTGGCGCTGCTGGAGCCTGACTACTACTTCGCCGCGTGGGACCGCAACACCGCCGGCAAATACAACGTGGAATACACGCAGTGGCCGACCACGGTGGACCTGGAAGCCGGGCTGGCCGACGGGTACACCTCCACCGGGTCGAGCGGGGGCCTGTACAACGCGGTGTCGGTGGTGTGGCGCGACGGCGGCGGGAAGCTGCGCCGCACCCGCACCACGGCCACGGTGCCGGAGCTGGATTTCACCCGCGAGGCCCGGCTGAACCTTCAGGACGAGCTGGCGTCGTCGGCCAACGCCACCCAGATCGGCACGGCGTTCCTGAACGAGCACGCGAAGCCGCAGAACCAAGGCCAGTTGACGATCGCCCGCCCGATCTACAGCCACAGCCTGGGCCGATCATTGATGCCGTGGGAGCTGCCGAGGCACGCGCCGGGGAAGCTGCTCCGCATCCGCGACGTCGCCCCGTCGACGGCCTCGTTGAGTGCGACCGCCCCGGACGGGGTGTCGGTGTTCAAGGTGGTCGGCGCCACGTACAACACAGACAGCGCGTCGGCGACGCTGGATCTGGATTCGCAGCCGCGGACGGTGGCGCACCTGCTGGCGCGGGCGGCGACCCGGCCCGGACGGCGGCAGTTGCCGAAATAGAGCAAGGGGGAAAGCATGGCTGACATCAAGCCTGGCGACATCGTGGACTGGCCCGACCACGGGCAGTTCGTGGTGGTCGACACCGCAGATTACCGCGACGACGAGCACCCGGGTGATCTGTTCTGCCCGCTGCGGTACCAGGACGGCGACCCGCGGCGCGAGTTGAACCCCGACGGCTCGGACGCGATCGTCGACGCGCCGCGCGCTGGCGAGTTGACCGTGATCGGGCACATCTCGTGACCACGATCGCGGAGCAGCGCCAGAAGTGGAACGCCGTACCAGGCCGCCCGCCGATTCGGCTGCGTTCGCAGTGGGGTGCCAAGCGGTCCTACACCGACGCGCGCACCGTCACCGAGCCGGCGACCCGGCTTTTCTGTCACATCACGGTGACGAACCCGGCCAACTACAAGGGCAACGACGCGCACGCCCAGGCGATCGAGCGGATCGGCATCAGCCGGTTCCCGGCCACGGGCATCTCCTACAACTGGCTGGTCATGCCGGACGGCTCGCTGTACGAGGCGCAGCCTGTCGGGCGGCGTGGCGCGCACACCGTCAACGACTTCAAGCGCTCGACCTGTCTGACCACCGGCTGCCCCGGCCGCGGGTCGTCGCTGACCGCGCCGTCGTGGAACCTGAACTACAACGCGCGCGCGATCGCGTTCTGCGGCCTCGAGTCCACCCCGGTGTCCGACGCCGTGGTCGAGACGTTCGCCCGCACCATCTACACCGCGTACAAGGCCGGGTTCATCACCAAGGCCGCGGCGCAGAACATCCACGGCCATCGCTGCTGCTCGTCGAAGTCGTGCCCCGGTAACCGGATGTGGGCGCGGATGAAGGACATCCAGGCCCGCGTGAACCAGCTGATCGCAGGCGCACCACTCCCGCCACCCCCGCCCCCACCTGTGGAGGAAGACATGCCTTTGACCTCTGACGACGCCGAGACCGTATGGACGGCGAAGCTGTTCAAGGAGTACGTGGACGAGGATGCCGACGGGACGCTAGAGGCCCGCACCCCGGCGGACATCCTGTACTCCACGCACAAGCTGGCCTACCTGGCCGCGAACCCGAACATCGACGCGCTGGCCGCGGCGATCGTGGCGAAGTTCCCGAACGCCGGGTCCGGCTCGATCGACCTGGCGACGGTGAAGGCCGGTGTGATCGAGGCCCTGCGTGAGGGTGTCGGGGATGCCCCGGCGTGAGGTGGCCGCGGAGGTCGCCGTCCTGATCGTCTACTTCGTGGTGGGTGTTGCGAGCCGTGGAATCGAGCAACTCAAGACTCGGCTACGCCGCGCCTGAGCGCGGCGTGTGTCAGGTGTGCGGGCGGGAGCGTCCGCTGGCGTTCGGCACCGGCATGGTGAAGCGGCACCGCGTCGGCGGGGAGCCGTGCCCGGGGGGTGCCCGGCCGCCGGCCGAGAGCAGGGCCGAGCAGGCCGAGCAGACGATACAAACCGACGAGCGACTCTGAGCGGGGGGGAGCAAATGCGTGGAGCTTCCAGAATGGTCCACCCTGATCCCCGGCGCGGGCTTCTTCGGGCTGCTGGTCTTCCTGGTCGTCCATCTCATGCGCCAGGCATCCGGTGACCGCGGCGACTATCAGCAGGTGCTGCGCGGTCTCCGCGAGCAGCACACCGCCGAGCTGAAAGAAGAACGTGAGCGGCACACTTCGGAGACCAAGGCGCTCACCGCCCGGCATGACGCCCAGATCCAGGACCTCCGCTCGCAGATAGGTGTGCTGCGGGCCGAGGTCATCGACCTTCGCGAAGATGTCGAGCAGGAGCGGCAGGCTCGATGGGCTGCCGAGGACGCCGCCGCTCGCTACCGGCGCATGGTCGACGGTGGCGGGGACGCTGTAGAGGGCGGTACGGATGAGCGCACGTAACCAACTGCCCGCCATTCGCGGTAACCGGCTGACGGTCGTCCTGCTTATCCTGCTGTTGCTGCTGGTCGGGTGGATTCTGTTCGACCGCGCCACGACCGAGCGGTCCGCCGAGCTGGCAGCCGACAACGCCGCGTCGATCGCCACTCAGGTTCGCGCCGCATGTGAGCGCCGCGGCCTGACGGCCGTAGAGCTAGGCGATCTGTGCCGTCAGGCCAAGGAGGTGGAGTCCCGACCGGCTGAGGTGATTCCCGGGCCACCAGGTCCGGCAGGGCCACCCGGCAGGGATTCCACCGTTCCCGGCCCGACCGGTCCGCGAGGCTTTCCCGGCTCGATGGGCATCCAAGGTCCGCCCGGGCCGCCGGGCGCCAGCATCACCGGCCCACAAGGCCCCGCTGGGGAGAGTGTCCAGGGGCCGCAGGGACCTGCTGGGGAGACTGGCGCGCCCGGGCCGCAGGGGGAACCCGGCACGAATGGCGCGAACGGTGACACCGGCCCGCAGGGTCCCACTGGTCCTGCTGGGGAGTCCGGCCCGGCCTGCCCGAACGACGCCGACCCGATTGAATGGACCGTCACCGACCCGCAGGCCGCGTTGATCGGCCTGACCGAGGGCACGTACCTGATCTGTCCCGCACCTGAGGAGTCCTGATGTTCGCCGTAATCGCCGCTGTGCTCATCTTCCTCGCCGCCGTCGGTGTCAGCGCCGACGCCGTCGACCTGTTCCTGCTGGGGCTCGCGTTCCTGGCGCTGCACTTCGCCTGGGACTTCACTCCCTGGCACAGATGAAGGGGGATTCACCATGTGGTCTGCTGCTTTCTGGAAGGCATCCGCCGAGCGCGCGGTCAAGACGTTCGCCCAGGCATTTGCCGCGTACCTGGTCGCTGAAGCGACCGGAATCCTGGACATCGACTGGACGACCGGCGCGTCGGTGGCCGGCCTGGCCACGCTGCTGTCCGTGCTCACCTCGGTCGGATCGGACGTGGTCACGTCTACGCCAGGGCCGTCGCTGACCAACTCCGAGACGCTCAGTGGCTGACGGCATCCGCATCCAGCCGCAGCGGGCCCGGCTCGCCGCCGAAGGCATCACCGACGTTGCCGGCCGGTTGTTCGTCGTCCGTGACGTGTCCCGCCCGCTCCCCCCCGGCGACCCCTGCGGCACCTGCGGCTACCCGCACGACTGCAAGACCTACCACCTCAAGCTCGACGCCGAAGGCACGATCATCGTCTCGACCACGGTCTGGGCGAACATGCGCAAGCTGTTCGACAACGGCGGCTTCGAGGAAGTGAACGTGGTAGGCAAGCCGCCAACCCAGGGCATCATCCTGCCGCCGGCAACCGTCAGCATCACCCCCGCGAGAATGTAGGAGACTCACATGGCGACGATCATCCACACCAACTGGCTCGACCTGATGCTCGGCGCCGGTGCCCATTCCCTGCCGGACTTCGACGCCGACGACATCGAGGCCGCGCTGCTCGACGCGACGGACGTCCCCGGCGGCGCGGTCAGCGGGTCCACGGACGTCGACTACGCCGACGTCGAAGCCGGCCTGATCGTCGCCGGGGCTCAGGCGGATGTCCCCGGAGGTACCGCTTCCGGTGGGGTGGTGACCCTCTCGGGTGCGCTCACGTTCTCGGCGATCACGGGGGACGCGGCCGACTATCTGACTGTGTTCAAGAACACCGGCACCTCGTCGACCAGCCCGTTGATGATCACCTGGGACAGCGCCTCGACCGGCCTGCCGGTCACTCCGAACGGGGGCGACATTACGGCGACCTGGGGCTCGAACATCCTCGTCACGCTGGCCTGATCTTCGTCCGGCCGATTGGGTGGGAGGTGGTCGTCGTGGCGTACCGCATGGGCGACCCGGACCTGTCCGGCCGGTGTTTCCGCAACAGCCTGGTCCTGCACGTCAAGTGCAACGGTGAGCTGTTCACCCATCAGCGCGGCGGGGACCGGTACTGGTGCGCCTGCGAATGCCACGGCGAAAGGCCCCGCCCCGGCGGGAACCCGAATTCAATCGAGCGTCGCCGCTGGGACACCTGGCGCGCCGGGTACGACCGGCTCGTCGGCACCGCCGAGGATTTGCCGGCATGACGTTCGCCGTCACCGCCCGGCACCTCGGGGACAACGGCACCTCGTCCAGCCAGACGGTGGCCACCGGTTCGACCACACCCACGGCGGACAGCCTGTTCGTCGTCGGCTGGGGCTCTGAGGCGGACAGCAGCAATACGGCGGTGGCGATCCAGCCCCCGACCGGCGGGTCGCTGTCGTACACGCAGGTGGCGACGCTGGGTGAGGGCACCGGCGGTTCGGTGATCCCGTGGGACGGGGACAGCCGGTTCCGCCTCGGCATGGGCGTGTACCGGGCCGACGTGGGCGGCTCCCCGTCGGCGTTCGCGGTCACCTGCGACTCGTACTCGGGCACCACCACCGCGTTCTACGCGGCGGCGTGCTGCGACATCACCGGCCACGACACCGACACCCCGGTCGTGCAGTCGGCGGCACTCGGCGCCACCAAGGGCGCTGGGGATTCGGAGACCGGCACCGTCGTGCTCGGCTCGACCCCCACGGCGGGGAACCTGATCCTGGTGATCGTGACGGCCGGGGCGGACGGCGGCGGCGGGTTCGCCTCCCCGACGGCCGGGTCCGGCAAGACGTTCACCCAGGTTCTCAACGACCCGAACGCTTTCCAGCAGACCGCCATCTTCTACCGGGTCGCCGACGGCGCCGAGTCGACCACGATCACCTTCTCCGACCTCGGGCAGGGCGTCGGGCATTACGGCGCGGTGGCCGTCGAGATCGCCGCGGAGAGCGGAGCCGGCGCACAGAGCATCACCCCCGACGCGGTCACCGTCACGGCCACCCCTGGGGCGCTCACAGTCGCCCCAGGAGCGGTCGACATCACGCCCGCGGCTGTCACGGTCAACGCAACGCCGGGCACGCTCTCGCTGGCGCTGAACGCCGCACTGACCGGCCCTACAGTCAGCGTCACGCCGGGCACCGTCACGGTGGCGCCGGGCGCGGTGGACATCACCCCGGATCCGACCACGGTCACGGTCACGCCGGGCACGGTGACGGTCGCCAACGCCGGTGGCGAAGCGCAGGAGATAATCCCGGGCGCGGTCACAGTCACAGCGACCGCCGGGACGCTGAGCCTGGATATGGCGGTCGAGCTTGACGCGGCCACCGTCAACATCACGCCAGGCACCCTGACGGTCACAACCGGCGCGGTCGACATCACGCCAGACCCGGTCACGGTGACCACCACCCCGGGCAGCCTCACGGTCACCCAGGGCGCCGTCGACATCACACCCGAGCCGGTCACGGTCACGATTACACCCGGCACGCTCACCGTCGACCAGTCCGTCACGCTCACCGCACCAACTATCGATGTCACACCGGGCACGCTCGCCGTCGGCCAGGGCATCGTCGTATTCCCCGACGCCGTCACCGTCACAGCCACGCCGGGCACGTTGACGATGAGCACCGGGGCCGTTGACATCATCCCCGACCCGGTCGCTGTCACCGCGACACCGGGAACCCTGGCCGTCGGGCTCGGCGTCGAACTCACCGCTCCCATCGTCACCGCCACCCCCGGCACGCTGACCGTCGCGGCCGGCGCCACCGGGATCACCCCGGAAGCCGTCACCGTGCAAGTCACGCCCGGCGTGCTGGTGCTCACTGGCGGCGACACCGCCGACCCGAACCCGATCCGGCTGACCTACCGCCAGCAGACCAGGCTCACCCACCGCGAGACCAGCACGCTCACCTATCGGGAGGTGCAGTGACCACGCCCACCTACACCGTCGGCGACGAGTTCCCGTCCATCACCATCGACTGGTACGTCGACGGCGCTCTCGTCGACTTCTCCAGCGGCCACACCTTCCGGCTCCGCGTCGGTCGCGGTGACACCGCCGCGCTCGAGAAGACCACTGGCATCAGCGGTGCCGCCACCTCGCCCAACGTCACCATCGACTGGTCCGCCGACGATCTCGACGACCTGACCGGCGGCCTGATCTACACGGCGCAGCTACGGGCCCGGCGCACGAGTGACAACAAGGACCGCACGTTCGTGTTCCGGTTGAACGTGAACCGCGAGATGGGCGCAGTGCCCGCATAGGCGTCGCCGCTCCCCCAAGGCGACGAGTCCCCCCGGCCCCCACGCGGCCGGGGGGATCTTTCGCATGCCCGGCGACGCCACCCCCTAAGCGGCGCCGCCGGGATGGTCTGTCATCTCTGGGATCGGCCGGGGTTCCATGGCTACGACTATCGCGTAGATCATGCGCGGACCTTCGCCGGCACTGAGGGCCCAACATACAAGATCGTCCCAATCCAGTCGGTCATCCGTGGCAACGAGGTCGTAAACAAGCTGCCAGGCGCCGCGCGACCATGGCGTTACGACGGCCAGCTTTTCGGGTGTCACGTCGCCCACTCCTCCCGCCAGCCCGGCCGCCCGGCGAACGGCTGGGCATGTTGGCGCACGTTCCATTCCATCGCCATCCGGTATGCCGTGGCAGTCTCCGGCGTCCATCCTTCCGGCGTCTCGCGGAGCGTCGCTGCCCATTGCTCGTAGTGGTCCAGGATGGCCCGCTTCGCCGCCACCTCGGCCAGCATGCGCGGCGCCAACGGCTCGCCATTCAGCAGTTGCACTACGTCACGAGCGGCGACCATCTGCCAGGCCCACTCGTCCACGTCGAGCTGCTGCCGCAGCCACGCCACCAACTCATCCACGTGCCAGCCTCCGTCTCGCGTCGTCGTACTCGCCGAGCTCGCGGGTCAACTCGTCCCGGAAATCCTGCAGCACCACGATAAGGTCACCGAGCAGCCGACACGCCCGCTCGTTCGCGCGGCGCGTCTCGAACCGTGGCCGCGCCGGGTCACGTTTGTTCCATTCCCGTACAGCATCCTGAATCTTCGCCGCTAGCGTGTGCGCTGTCGGCGGCAGTAATCTCTCCATCGCGGCCATCCCTTCTAGGTTGTGTGGCCGTACAGCCCGCCCCGCTCTAACCAGCGGGGCGGGCGCTATTCGTTTGTCTGGACCTGCTTCTCCCGGTCCTGCGCCACCCCGGCCATCATCGCGTCGGCCAACGCCAGCACCGCCTCACGTGTCGACGTCGGCATGTACCTGACCTCCTGCCGCAGCAGCCGCAGCGACATGGCCCGGCCCTCCAACCAGCCGTCACGCCACTGCTCGCGGGCCAACTCGGTCGCCATCTCACGCGTCCAGGCGGTCATGCTCGCGCCCCTTCCAGGCGGTAACGGCCGCGCTCCCTGCGGTGCTTGCCGCGCACGAACAGCAGGCTCACACCCAGCGTGAATACCGCCTTACGGCGCCGCGACATCGGCGTGATCTGCTTGGCGTAGCCGTGCCGGCCCGTCCACGACGCCCAGTGCTTACCCAGCACCCACTCGCGGAACATCGCGGCTATGTACAGCCACCGGTTGTAGGTGTTCATCACCAGCCACGGCACCAGGCCCATCGCGGCCTGCCGCAACCCGACCACGGTGGCCACCAGCGTCAGGTTGACCACCATGTGCACACCCAGCCATGCGACCCATCCGGCGACCAGCGGCGCACCGGTCCCGGTGATGAGCCAGAACGCCAGCAGCCCATAGAACGCGAACAGCGACACCAAGTCGAACAGTGCCGTGCCGACCACTAGCAGCGATCGCCACGACACCAACTGCCGCCGGTACTTCGCCATCGTCTGGAAGTAGCCCGCAGCCCAGCGCCGCATCTGATCCCGGTATTCGCGGAACGTCACCGGGTCTTGGGTCAGCGCCACCGCCTTGGGCGTATAGCCGACCTTGTAGCCGTCCTTGTGCAGCGCCCACGTGGCGTCCATGTCGGCTGAGATCAGCCCGTTCGGGAACCCGCCGACGTTGCGGATCGCTTCGGTGCGGAACGCGTACGCCGCGCCGGTCAACACCTGCATACGCCCAACCTTGGCCTGGCAGAGCCGCCACCAGCGCCGGCCCATCGCGTAGGAGAATCGGCGCGCCCGGATCAGAAAGCCGCGCTCCTGGCGGGGCAGGATCGTCGCGCACGTTGCGTCGAACCCGGCCTCGAGGTCGGCCATCATCAACTGGATGCAGTCGGGGGTCGGCAGGGTGTCCCCGTCGAAGCCGACGACCGCGTCGGTGTTGATGAGCGGGAGCGCGGCGTTCTGGTTCGACGCCTTGTCCCGGAACTCGGTTTCGATGACGGCAGCCCCGGCACGTCGCGCGTGCTCGACGGTGTCGTCGGTGCATGAGTCAGCCACGACGATGACCTGCTCGACTGGGTACGGCTGGTCGAAGCAGGCCCGCACCGTCTCGGCGATCGCCGGCCCCTCGTTGTGCGCCGGGATGAGAACGGTCGCGGTCAACATCACGACCGGCCGAGCCAGCGCAGGACCGCGCCCGCGCCGCTGATGATGAGCGCGACGGCGGTCAGCAGTAGGACACCGGCGCCGGTGTGCGGGAGTTCGTTGTACATAATGGGGTTCCTTCCCTCGGTTCCCTCGGTATGGTTTTGCCTGCCGCCGAACCCCCGAGGGCGAAGCCCGGCGGCAGGGGTCTATAGCGAGTCCGCGACGCGCCGCAGGGCGCGGTCGCTGCTCCGTGCGTAGATTCGGGTGGTCTCAGGCTTGGCGTGGCCGAGGAAGTCCTGCACGGCGGCCAGGTCGCCGGTCTCGTCCAGCGCGGTGGTGGCCGCCCGGTGCCGTAGCTGGTGCGGCGTGGTGCCGTCGCCGAGCGCCGCGGAGATGAGCGACGACACCCAGGTCGGGGTCATCCCGCCGCGCTTGCCGGGGAACACGAACACGGCCGGGTCGCCGAGCCCGTACCGGAAGCCTGAGCCGAGGTGCCCGGTGGCGCGGCGCTCCTGCTCGGCGGTCAGTGCGGCCAACAGCCGGGGTGCGATACCCACCCGCCGCTCGGTGTCGCGCTTGCCGCGGATGATCAGCCAGTCACCGTCGATGCTGTCCCACCGCAGCCCGGCGATCTCATGCACCCGCAACCCGCCCTGCGCCGCCAGCAGCAGCATCAACGTCAGCCGGTCGTCCGCCCCGTCGAGGGCGGCCAGCAGCACCGCATCAGAGGCCGGGCGTGGCAGCCGCCGCGGAACCGTGATCGGATCCAGCTTCTCCGCCGGGTTCCGCTTGGCACGCCCGGCCTTGACCGCCCAGGCGTAGAAGCTCCTGACCGCGCCGCGGGCCGACTTGCGGGACTCGGCGTTCCAGTCCTGCCCGCCGAGCCACGCCTCGAGCTGGTCCAGGCTCAGCTTGAACGGGTTGCGCTGTGGGTACGCCTCGGCGAGTTTACGTAGCTGCCAGCGGCGCTGCCGGATGGTGGTCGGTGATTTGCTGACTCGTAGTGAGGTGGTCCAGCCGTCGATGGCTGCCGCCCATGTTTCGGTGTGGTCGTGCCCGAACACTGCGCCCCCCTCGGCGCTCTTCGACCCAGGGGCGTGACCATACTCTTGACCTTGGATTGTTGGAAGCGGTTCGACGGAAGTCATGACGATCGCCGTTCACGCGATGGAGCTATGCCAAGTTCGGCTTCAAGTTCGGTAATCCGCGCCTGCATGGTGGCACGCTCCCAATCATCAAGCGTGGCGAGTCGCTTGCGTCGGGGCAGTTCGATGCGACCGGGTTTGGCCGCTTGAGCAAACAACCAAAACACTCCGGCCACGGCACCGATCACGATGAACAGTTGCCACGCCAGGAACGTCACGCCGCCAGCCATGAGCGGGATGACGACCAGCAGCAGGTTGGTTTCCAAGGGCTCGTCAAGTTGGTCTCGCCACACGAATCGGGCTCCGAACCAAGCTGCCGTCACAGCGAAGATTCCACTGATGACCCAATAGAACGGGCCGAGCACATCAGGCAACCAAGCAAAGCTCATGACGCCATCCTCAGAACTAATGCGAGCGCGGGGGTGAGCGGAATGCGCTTGCGGAGCCGGGTGATCTCGTTCTCGACCGGGGTGTGACCGGGAGTCGCGGGTTGGCTTGGTATACCAGCAGGTCTACGCTGGTGAACCGTAATACCGGGCTGACCTGCGGGTTCGTTGCCCATCAACCACTCCAGCGGCACGCCGGTTCGCAGCGCCCAGAGGCGCAGGTCCGACCGGCGCGGCCGGTTGTGGTCGTTGCACCACCGGCTGATCGTCCCACGCGAGACGCCTAGCTCGTCGGCCATCTCCTGCACGGACACGCCGGCGTGGGCCAGTGAGCGTTGCAGCTTCCACCCGAGGGTCCACTCGGGTACGAGCTGTTCGACAATCTGACTCATGACGCCAGTCTGCCTGACATGTCGCACGTGCGTCAATAGGTAGTGCTTGGTCAACATCGCAGACCCGCAGAATCTCTGAGCCTCGCATCCTTGACGCATGTGTGACATTGTGCGACAGTGACGCTGTGAGCGCAACTGCACGACTCCTGAGCACCGGCCAAGTCGCCGAACGGCTCGGCCTGCACATCCGCAAGATCCAGCGCATGGCCGAGAACGGCGAACTGCCGTACGTCGAGAAGCTGCCCGGCCACAACGGTCGGTACGTCTTCGACGCTGCCCTCATCGACGTGCTCGCCCGCCAGCAACAGCGGGAGGCGTCGTGACGTGGCAGTCAGGGCACGGAAGGGCTGGGTCCGTCAGGTCTCGGCTGGGCGCTGCGTTTCGTGGCAAGGCCGGTCTTGGCAGTCACGGCTGGTCAGGTCGGCGCGGGTCGAGTCTCGGCAAGGCCCGGCCTGGCCGGGCAGGTTCGGCGCGGCAGTTCCCGTCAGGGCTAGTCAAGGCGTCGCACGGCGCGGTTTGTCCGGGCAGGCGTGGCCGGGTTTGGCAGCGCGTGTCTCGGCAAGGCCGGGTCCGGCAGGGCAGGCCGGGTCGGGCTTGTCTTGGCCGGGCTGGGCTTGTCGTGGTCGATCGAGGCGGTGCGAGGTCTGGCAGGCCAGGCACGGCCAGGTTTGGCTCGTTCGGGTGTGTCAGTGCACGTCTAGGCGCGGCCGGGCTGGCCTGAAGTAACAGCGGCCCCGCTCACACGGAGCGGGGCCACCAACCAAGAAAGAGGGTAACAGCAATGGCAGCACCGAAGAAGCAGGACGAGGGCCAGATCGAGATCAGCCGCATCCCGGCTGAGAGCCTTCGCATCCCCATCGTGGGGACCACTCCGCTGATCGTTCACAGATTTTCGGAGAAGGCCAAGCGCCAGATGCTCGACAACATGCAAGGCCGCAAGTCGCCGAAGGAGCCGAAGAACCCCGAGGCCGAGTACGAGGCCGCGTTCTACCGGCTCAAGGACGGGTCGCCCGGCTTCCCGGTCATCGCGTTCAAGGCGGCCACGGTCGGAGCTGCCCGGTTCTACGGGAATCTCACGATGACCTCGCTCAAACAGTCCATCTTCTTTGCCGGCGAGGTCGGCGACGACGGACGGATGCTGACCGCGATCCACGGCGAACCTCGCATGCGTGAGGACGTGGTGACGGTCAACCGGTCCGGTTCGGACCTGCGTTACCGGCCCGAGTTCCCCGAGTGGAGTGCCGTTCTCGAGGTCACGTTCGTCAAGTCGCTCCTGACCCGCAACTCGGTGCTGTCGCTGCTGGACGCGGGCGGCATGGGTGTCGGGGTCGGCGAGTGGCGTCCCGAACGTGACGGCGACTTCGGCCAATTCAAGATCGACGAGACCAAGGATATCGAGGTCATCGGATGAGCATGGCAGGCGCGGCTCGTTTGGGCATGTTCGGTCTAGGCACGGCTCGTTGTACATGGTCCGGCAAGGCAGGCATGGTCCGTCCTGGTCGGGCGCGGCGAGTCGCGTTTCGTCGCGGCCTGTTCGGGCACGGTCGGGCAGGTACGGCATGGCTCGGCCCGGCTTTGCGGGTCGTGTCCGGTTCTGGTGTGGCGCGGCAGTCGCGGCCAGTCATGTCCTGGCGGGTCCAGGCACTGCGAGTCATGTCCTGGCACGGTACGGCAGTCGAGGCAGGGCTCGTCGGGGCCAGTCTCGGCGCGTCACGGCATGTTCAGACTCGGCTAGGTTCGGCATGGCAGGCGAGGCCAGGCTCGGCACGTCTAGGCCTGTCAGGTCCCGTCCAGGCCCGGCTCGGTCAGGCAGGTGCGGCATGAGCCTGCGCGACCAACTGCAAGCGGTGTACGACGCCCACGGTCAGCTCACACCAAAGCTGATCGTGGACGTCGCCCGCGACGAGACGCACCCGCTGCACTCCCGCTTCGAGTGGGACGACACGGTGGCGGCTGAGCGATACCGCCAGGACCAAGCGCGTGACCTGATCCGGAAAGTCCGCGTGGTGTACCGCGAAGGCGACGAGAAGAACCCGCCGCAAACCATCCGCGCCTACCACTCCGTGCCCGACGGCGACGGCTACGCCTACCGCTCCACAGACGAGATCGTCCACGACCCGCTCCTGACAAAGATGCTGCTCGCCCAGATGGAGCGCGACTGGAAAGACCTGCACCGCCGCTGGTCACACATGGGCGAGTTCATCGAAATGGTGCGAAAGGACGTGGCGGCATGACATGGCAGTCGGGGTTTGGCGGGGCTGGTCGGGGCCGGGTCCGGTTTGGCATGGCGGGGCCTGTCCAGATGTCCAAGAACGGCTCCAAGGAACCCGAGCCCATCGACGGCAAACCGCATCCACGCCCGCCGCCGTCCAAGCCACTCCCGCCGCCGCAGAAACCGACAGGGAAGCAGATATGAGCCGCCGCCCGTTCGCGCCGCTGGCCGTGGCCGCCGTGCTCGCCGCGCAACTGCTCGCCTGGCTGACCGGCTGGAACTGGCCGGCCTGACAACCAAGAAGGGGGGAACCATGCCGCGCCAACACATGCAGGCCCAGATCGCCGAACACATCGCGCTGGCCCGCGCCGACCGGTGGGACGGCACCGACCTGCAGATCGCCGCCGGCATCGTCCGCCAGGTCATCGACCCGTTCCTGGCCGCGAGTGATGTGCAGCGCGAATTGGCGGCGGTGCGCGCGGCGGCGGCCCGTGAGCGTGAGGGGTTCCTGTTCGAGATCGCCGCGCTGCGGGCACGGCTCGCCGGGCGGGTGACGGCATGAAGCAACTTATCCCGCTCGCCTTGTCGGCCAACACGCTGGCGCTGATGTGGCTCGTCGGCGACCGCAAGGTCCTCGGATGGTGGCTAGCAGTGTTCGGGCAAGTCGGCTGGGCGGTGTTCATTGTCACGTTTGCGGCGTGGGGTCTGCTGCCGATGTGGGCCGGACTGAGCTTCACCTACACCCGCAACCTCATCAAGTGGCGACGTGAGCAGCGACAGGAGGTCTCCCCATGACCGCCGCCCGCATCGTCGCCTGGGCCGCCGTCGCCGCCGGGCTGCTGCTGGTGATCGCCGTCGGTGCCTCACTGGCGATGCAGCCGCGCGGCAGACCGTTCGGGGACGACCCGGACCCCTGATCGGCGGGGTGGGTAGCCCACGACTCGCCTAGCTCTGGCGCCCGCCCCGACAAACGCCGCTGCCGGGTTGAGCCGGAGCCCCCCTTGAACGACACCCGGCTCCCCGGCAGCGGTGAACAACTGAAAAGCAAGCGGCGCCCAGTCACCTTCCCCGTGCGGCTGGACGCCACCCACTACAGAAGGAGTATCGCATGGACATCAACGTCACCGTCGAGAACGTGGATCTGGACAGCGTGATCGGCGCCCACTATCGGCAGATCGGCGAAGAGGACTATGCCGAAACGCCGCGGACTCTCGCCGATGTGGTGGCCGACCGCATCGTGGCCGACCTGAAACGCGACGATCACTATACCCGGCTCAAGGAGCGGGTTCGCGAGATCCGCGACGAGGAGATCCGTGAACAGATTCGCCCCATCATCGCCGAGGCGATCACCGCCCCGGTTCAGCGGACCAGTGACCTCGGAACGCCAATCGGGCAGCCGGTCGCATTGGCGGAACTGATCGTCAAGGAGGCGCAGAGCTTCCTCACCCGCCGCGACGGTTATGACGCGCAGACCCCGCCGCAGAAGATCATCCGGGACGAGGTCGACCGCGCCATCAAGTCCGAACTGTCGGCGGCCATCGCGGAAGAGAAAGCGAAGGTCGTCGCTGCAGTGCGGGCGAAGGCTGCTGATCTTATCGCGGAGGCCGTCAAACAAGGGGTCGGGCGATGAACAGCGAGCATATTCCGAAATACAAGCACCGTATCTGTCCGTGTGGTTGCGGCGAACTAGCTGACGAGTGCATGAGCCCCGGAAGCGCGCTCAATGCCTTCTCCGGCTGGGCGGCTCGTCCACGCCGACGACCGCCCGCAGACCTTCGCCGAGCATACCGCCGAGGCGCTGGCGCTGATCCACGACCACGTGGAGGCCGGCGATGAGTGAGATCCCGACGTTCGCAATGAGCGACGACGACCTGGACGGCATTGAGGCGCTGGCCGAGGCGTGCAAGCCGTGGAACCCGCTTCGTGAAGCAAGCGAGGCACTGGTGGGTGAGGTGCGCCGCCTCCGCGCCACCGTAGACGCCGCGCTCGCGCTGCACCAACGGGCAGTCCAGGGCCATTGGATCTATTGCGAACGCTGCGATTCCGAGGATTACGCAGAGCCTTGGCCCTGCGCCACCGTCCGCGCCCTGGCCCCGGTGGCCGACCCCGACCTGCACACCACCAGCGATGAGGAGACGACATGAGGGCCGCGACATGGCTGACGGTTATCGACGAACAGCGCGACGCTGAGATCAGCCGCGCCATGCTGTCGGTGAAGCGGCGCCTGTACCGCGCCTACGACGAGGCGATCGCCGAGGCGCTAAACGGGGCGAGGCTGCCGAAGCGGTGGCCCACGGTGGACGACCTGATCGCACGCAGGCAGCAACCGGAACCGACCGCCGAATGGTCCGTTCAGTCGGGTTCAGTGAATGTCGCTGATGTGCCGTGGGCGACATTGCCCGGCGACGGTATTCCCGTGCTCGCCGAGGCTTACCGGCGAACCGCCGGATGGACGCCCCGTCCGGAGGACTTCGCGCCCGCCCCCGACGAGAACATGCCCGGTAGGTACCGACTGACGCCCCGCTCCGAAGTGCAGGCCGGGCCGCGCTCACGGCCGGGCCGCTGGGTCGACGAGCAGCTACAGCGTCCCGGCAGGTGGTGGCGGCGCAAGAAGGCGGCCACCAACAAGCGCATGGGAATCACCGACGAACAGGAGGACTGACATGTACGTAGGTGGCGGCGCGCAAGGCTCGATCGACTGGGTCGCGCGCAAGAGGCTCGAACAGCAGGCCAAGGACATGACCGCGCTGCAGGCGCAGGTGGCCGAACTGGCCGCCGCGCTCAAAGCCCGCGACGAGGCCGGCGAGCTGGTCGGGGGTGTGGTGTGAGCGGGTTGCGGGAGAGGATCGCCAACGCGCTGATTCCCTGGTTGGAGCATGATCGGCGCAAGCGGATGCAAGCAACCGACGCGGTGTTGCGGGTGCTCGCCGAACACGGCGACACACAGCAGGTGCGGACTGAGATACGGGATGTCATCGAGCAGACCACAGGCGAGCCGATCTTCCCGCCCACGATGGATGCCGTCATGGCTGTCGTCGCCCCCATCGTGGCCGCACGCGACGCCGCCGTCGAACAGCTAGAACGCTACGACGGGCAGGCGTGGGAAGACCTGCGGGCCGACCTGGCCGCCGCGCGGCAGCAACTCGACCAGGTGCGGGCGCTGGTTACCAGCGTTGACATCCCCGAGATCACTGACGATGACTTTTACGACACGGTTGTCGACATCCGCCGCATCCTTGACACCCTGGCCCGGCGGGCACCGAGCATTGACGCCGCCCACATCGCACACCAACGCGAATGGAGCACCGAGACGTTCGGTCCAGGATTGCGGCTCGGAGTCATCGACCACATCCGCAAGGAACTAATCGAGGTCGAAGCCGCCCCCGCCGATCTAGGCGAGTGGGTCGACGTCATCATCCTCGGCCTCGACGGTGCGTGGCGGGCAGGCCACGAACCCCAAGCGATCATTGACGCGATCAAGGCCAAGCAGGCTCGCAACGAAGCCCGTACGTGGCCGGACTGGCGCACCGCCGACCGCGACATGGCCATCGAGCACGACCGCTCCCTCGACGCCCCCGCCGGGCACGACGAGACGGGGCAGTGATGGACACCGTGCAACAGGCCGCGCAAGTCATCGAACGGATCGCTCTCAGGCAGTCCGATGACGTCCACGTCAGCCCTGCCATGATCGCGCTCGCCCTTGCCGAAGCCGGCCTGCTCGCCGACACCCGCTGCCGCAAATGCAACGGCACCGGCGGCACCGACCTCGGCGGGGCCTGCTGCGCCGTCTGCCACGGCACCGGACACCGGCGGGCCGAGACGTGAACCTACTCGCCGAAGCTGCCGGCTACTGGCCGCTGCTGCTGCTGCCCCCGCTGTACCCGCTCGCCGTGTGGGTACGCCGCCGCGAATGGGTCCGCACCGCACGCCGCCACTGGCGAGCCCACCCCAGCATCGACCAGGCATCCCACGAACGCGGACCCCAGCCAGGGCAGGAGGAACAGTGAGCGATCACTGGTGGGTCATCGGCATCGACCCGTCCCTCACCGCCACCGGCATCTGCACCAACGGCCGGCGACTCACCGCAGGCGGGACCGCGCAATACGGTGACGGGCGTCTCGCCGACATTCACAGCGCTATCGGCAAGAACCTACTCCGCAAGGAGCTGCGCGACCAGTGGCCGACGCTGGCCGTCGTCGAAGACCTGCCCTACCACGCCAAGTCAGCCGGCGCCACCGGCATGGCCCAAGGCGTGATCCGGCTCGCCCTCATCCAAGCCAAAGTGCCGTACGTCCTCATCCCCCCGGCCACGTTGAAGAAATACGCCACCGGGCGCGGCAACGCCACCAAAGCCGACATGCGGGTCGCCATGCTGCGCCGCTCCGACGAGGACGAACGCGACGACAACCTCGTCGACGCCTGGTGGCTTCATCAGATCGGGCTCGCCGCCGTCCACGACCCGCGCGCAATCGCTGTGCCGCGTGCCCAGCGCGAAGCCCTGTTCAACCGGGCCATCACCTGGCCACCCGACGTGGCCGCCCGCCTGCTCGAACCGTACGAGCGGCCCGTGCAGGAGGTGGCGCCGTGAGCGCTGATTACGTCACCGTCACCTGCGCCGACTGCGGGCAGGCGCGGTCCATCCTCCGCAACGGCAAACCCCTGCCGCAGCGCTGCCGGACATGCGCCCAGCGGCGCCGCTCCAAGGGGGCGAAGAAAAGCCGGGCGACCGCACCCACCACCCGGACCAGCGACAAGGCCCGCCTGCGTGACCGGTTTCTCGAGCAGTTCCGCGACTACGACGCGCCCTGCAAGGACGCGCCCGACGTGTGGATGTCCGCCGTGCTCGCCGAACGCAACCGCGCCAAGAAACTGTGCCGCGAGAAGTGCGACCTGATCGACGCCTGCCGCGCCTGGGCCGCCGAACCGCCCCGCGAAAAGTACGGCGTCCTCGGCGGACGGGACTGGACCACGAAGGAGAAGGAGACGTGAACCAGATCGTCGCCATCAACGCCGTCGTGAAGTCCCAGCGCATCGTCGACGTTGTTGTCGACACCGGCCGCTCCCAGCACCGCATCGGCCACCTGCCCAGCGACGGCTGGTTCTGCATCTGCGCCAAAGGCAAACGCTGCAAGCACATCGACACCGTGAAACAACTCGTGCCCGAGATGGAGACCCCATGAGCCAGACCGTCATCCAGCCCGCCCCGCAAGTCGAACGCGACCGGTACGGCCGGCCCCTGGTCATCCCACCGGGCGGCGGTAAGAAGGTCTCCTACCGGCGCGTGACCACCTTCATCGACGTGCTCGACGACCGGTACGCCCTCGAACTGTGGAAGCAACGGCAGGTCGCCCACGGCCTGGCCATGCGCCCCGACCTCGTGCTCAAGGCCGCGTCCGCGGCCGGGGACAAGAAGGTGCTCAACGAGGTCGTCAAGACCGCGTCCGAGGCCGCCGGGTCCACCCAGGCCGCCACCGTCGGCACCGCCTTGCACGCCATCACCGAACAACTCGACCGCGGCGAGGACGCCCTCATCCCGCCGTCCGCCCAGGCCGACGTCGACGCCTACCGCCGCGCCACCGAACACCTGACCATGCGCATGATCGAAGTGTTCGTCGTCAACGACGACCTACAAGTCGGCGGCACCTTCGACCGGGTCGTCAAACACGACGGCGCCCTCTACGTGGCCGACATCAAGACCGGCACCATCGACTGGGGCGCCGGGAAGATCGCCATGCAGCTCGCCCTGTACGCCCGCAGTCAATGCTACGACGTGCGCGGCGGCACCCGCACCCCGCTCGACGTGGACACCACAAGGGGCCTCGTCATCCACCTGCCCGCCGGCGCCGGCCAATGCGAACTCAAATGGGCCGATCTGTCGATCGGCTGGTCCGGCGTGCAGATCGCCAAAGACGTGTGGGACTGGCGCGGCATGTCCGGGCAGCTCGAGGCCACGCCCCCGGGGCAATCCAACAATCTTCTCGATCTAGTCAACCTCGCCGGGAACGAGGAATCACTACGGCAACTGTGGACCGAGTTCCGCACCGACTGGACCGAGACACACACGGCAGCCGCCAAACGACGGCTGACCGCGCTGCAGCAAAAGACGGAAGGAGCAGCAGCATGAGCACATTCAGCAAGCCCGCCGCCGCGGTGGGCATCCAGTGGGAGGACCTGATCGGCAGACTCCTGCTGGTCGAACCTAAGGAGTTCGAGCACAGCATCCCCACCACGTTCGGCGACAAGGATGCGGTGCGGGCCGACGTCACCGTCATCGACGGACCTGATGGCGGGACGGCGTACCCCGACGCCCTGATCTTCCCCGGTGTGCTGATCTCACAGACCCGTGGGCTCATCGGCGAGAAGGTACTGGGCCGACTCGGCCAAGGTGTCGCCAAGCCTGGACAGAAACCGCCGTGGCGGCTGGACGAGGCCACACCGGACGACGAGAGCCTCGCCGTGAAGTACCTCGAGCAGCGCGACCGTAAGACGTTCGCGGCCCCGGCCGCCGACGGCAAGGCCCCCTGGGAGTAGATCCCGACAGCCCTGCGCCGTAGGCGGCCAGCCCGATCACGTCGGGCCGGGGCACGTGACGACCCAACCGCAGCCGGGAGGAACCGTGGCGATGTGCAAACACGGCCGCCCGAACCCCGACGAGTGCCCGAAATGTCTCGCCGACGACATGTACCGAGCGTCCAGTGTCGCCGACCCCACGCCTGACTACATTCCACCTAAAGATCCATGCCAGCACGGCTGGGAACGCTCCGACTGCGTGCACTGTTCACCACCGCGCCACGGAACCTACAACGGCTTCTACCCGGCGCCGGCGGACGACGGATACGAACAACTCGCCTACTTCGAGCGGCAGGTGTTCGACGAGCTGGAGAAGCTGCGCATCCGCCGCGAGGCCCGCCGCCGGCTGGACGCCGAGGTCAGGACGAACATTGAGCCACCGGCGATCCTGACCCTGCGGGAGCGGCTCGCCATGCCCAAGGTGCCCGTGCGGTGGCGCATCGAGGGCTGGCAGCCGGCCGGATCGCGGATCGTCCTGGCGGCGCAGTACAAAAGCGGCAAGACCACACTCGTGGGCAACTTAGTCCGCTGCCTGGTCGACGGACGGATGTTCCTGAACCGCAGCGAAGTCACCTCGATCGACGGAACAGTCGTGCTACTTGACTTCGAGATGGGTGGCGACCAGCTTGACGAGTGGCTACGCGACCAGGGCATCACCAATGACGACCAGGTCATGGTCATCCCGATGCGCGGATCGGCGTCCGGCTTCGACATCATCGATGAGCAGGTCAGGTCACGCTGGGCCGAACTGCTCAAGTCCCATCGGGCTTGCTACGTCGTGCTTGACTGTCTGCGGCCCGTGCTGGACGCCCTCGGACTGGACGAGCACAAGGACGCCGGCCGGTTCCTCGTAGCGTTCGATGAACTTCTCAAGACCGCAGAGGTGGACGACGCGCTCGTCGTGCACCACATGGGCCACTCCGGTGAGCGGTCCCGCGGCGACTCCCGTATCCGCGATTGGCCCGACGTCGAATGGCGGCTAGTCCGCGAGGATGAAGAACCGCACAGCCCACGCTACGTCTCGGCATACGGCCGGGACGTCGACCAGCCCGAGTCACTGCTGCACTTCAACTCGGACACCCGGCACCTGTCCATCGCAGGCGGCAACCGAAAGCAGGCGGCGTCCCAGGCCGCACTCGTGGACGTTGTCAAGGTGCTTCGCGACAAGGACCCCGAGAAACTGTCGCTCCATCAGATCGAGATGGAAATGTACGCCAGCGACCACTCCCGCAACGCCATCCGCGATGCGCTGCAACTCGGTGCGCGGCAGCGAACGATCAACGTTGAGCCGGGTCCAAGGAACGCCAAGCTACATTCACTGTTGTCTATATCCGCAGGTCAGAGCCAGTTCGCCAGTTCGCCGGGCAGGTCTCAGACCCAAGATCAGACAAGCCTAAACCTAGGCGGCGAGGTCATCACCGCAGGTCAGGCCGCAAATTCAGACGACCTCGCCGCACCTCGCCGTAGTTCGCCGGCGAACTCATTCGACCTCGCCGCCGCCTTTATAAGGCGGCGAGGAGAACACGATGGTCCAGACGACCCCGCCAGCGGCGAACACGCCACCTGCATCCAATGCGGATTCGGACTCGACACCCAAGGCCACCAGATCAAGTGCGAAGGAGCCTGATATGACCGACCACACCGATCGGCTAAGCGCTGGTACTGAAAATCCACTGCGACCCGATTCACTTGTTGGGTCCTTCTTCCACTCAGGGCCAGACAAAGGATGGCAAGGCTGCGTCGTCGCCGAACCCTACCCCGGCACGTACCTCATTGAACTGTTCGGATGGCTTGCTGGAGACAGCACCTGTCAACAGCTCGTGAACATCGACACCATGACCGACTGGCAGTTCTATGACACCGCCGACTGGATGAGGAACGCCTATGAGCACGGCGGAGTCCAACAGCGATGGGAACGACTCCGCTCTCAAGATGCGCAGGACGCCTCATGAAGCCGGCGCCGCCGTTGGATTGCAGCGTCTGCGGCAGACCAATCGGCAAGAAAGCCGGCCATTACCTGCTGGAGGGTGACCGACTTGCCTGTATGCGATGCGTCGAGAAGAAGGCGTTACACGCTGAGATATTCACCGACTGCCCCCACGCATGGCATGACCTGCTAGATCACTTGCAGTCCACGGGGACTCGTGCCGGCATGGCCATGAGGCTCAACCTGTGGCCCGCAGCACGCGCCGCCCTACACGCCGCCAGGAAGGACACGACGTGAGCGACCCACTGGATCTCGAGAAGCTGCTCGCTGCCGAGGAGCACCGCCAGGGGCTGCCCTACTTGGCCGATCCCGGGCACTGCGTTGACTGTGCTGCAGTGGACTTGGCTTGGCACCAGGCGGTCTGCCAGCACGATGACGATTACCAGGACTTGGTCACTCTGGGAAGCCCGGTCGTGACGCGACTGTGCAACCAGTGCGGCGCGATCACCGAGGTGGCACGGTGACCTGCGCCACCGGCTGCGGCCGGCCTACCCGCGACACCCTCGCGCTGTGCAACGGCTGCTTGTGGGCGCTGGAGTGCGACCTCGGCGACGTGGCGTGGCTGGACGAGCAACTCGAGCTGGTCCTGTCCCGGCTGGCGGTTCTAGGCGAGCACAACGGCGGGCGCTCGGCCGAGACGCCGATGCCGGTGCACCCCGGCGCGCTCAAGGCCCGCTCGGAGCTGCGGGTGGCACTGGTCGGCTGGGTGCGGGACATGGCCGAAGGCACCACGCACTGGCCGGAGGACACCCTGCCCGACATGGCCGGCTGGCTGCTCAAGCGCATCGACCGCATCGCCGTGCACGCTGCCGCCGAGGACATCCACGGCGAGATTGTCGGTGCCGTGCGGTTCGCTGCCAGGGTGATCGACCTGCCGGCCAACCGAACCACGTTCCCCGTCGGGCCCTGCCCCGAGCTCGGCTGTGCTGGTGAGATCCGCGCGTACATCCCGGCCCAGCCCGAGCGGCCGGCGCGGATGGAGTGCTCGGCGTGTGAGACCAGATGGGAGCCGCACCAGTGGCTGCGTGCAGGTAGGCGCATCCTGGCCCGCAAGGGTGAGGTCATCGGCTACGTGGATGTGCAGGTGGCGGCGCAGTCGATGGGTGTGGTGGACCGCACCATCCGGCGGTGGGTGGAGACAGGCAGGCTGGCCAACCACGGCACGCAGTCGCGGATCATGGTGGACTTGGTTGAGGTGCAGCGTGTCCTGGATGTGGCGTGAGGACAATGTCCGCTACAGTGTGGTTGACTGCGATGCAGTCCGCCCATAGGCCGCGTCAGGTCTGCACGTAGCGCCCCTGTCTCATGGCAGGGGTGCTCTCACGTGGCCCTGCTTTCGGGGCCGCCACCATTCGGGAGCGGGCATGACAACCCGGCCGTGCCTTGACTGCGGCACCCTCGTGCAAGCCCGGCCCGGCAGCAAGCAGGGCACCAGGTGCCCGGGCTGCCAGCGGGACAGGGACCAGGCCAAGCGGGCCACCCGACCCCACACCTACGCCGAGGACCAGCGCCGCACCCAGGTGGTGCAGGCATGGCGTGCCGAGCATGGGGACTGGTGCCCTGGATGGCAGCGCCCACCCCACCCTGCTGCTGACCTGACCGCTGATCACGTCGTTGCATTCGCTGTTGTTGGACACGAGAACTCGCAACTCGTTGTGCTCTGTCGATCATGCAACAGCGCGAAGGGCAAGCGCTCGGGCTGAGCGGCGGGCCAGGGGGGTACCCCAATCACGGCGAACCGGACAATGCTCCGGACCCCGCCCCAGGTGTCTCGCTTTTTGTACGCATTGGGAGGTCGGTCATGCCCCCCACGCCGAAGATCAACCCTGTTCGCCGCAACTCGCGGGTCGGCCCGCTGCAGTTGCCGGCCGAGGGTCGCAAGGGTACGCCGCCCGTATGGCCGCTGGGCGGCAAGCCGAATGCGCAGATTCAGCGCATGTGGCGGCAGCTGTGGTCTACGCCGCAGGCTGTGGCGTGGGAGCGGCTGGGTTGGACGCGGGTGGTGGCGCGCTATGCCCGCGTGGCGCTGGCTGCCGAGGTGCTGGACAAGGATGCGCTGGCTGAAGCGCGCCACCTCGAGGATCGGCTGGGCTTGACGCCGAAGGCGATGCGGATGCTGTTGTGGGAGATCGTCGCCGACGAGGTGAAAGAGCATCGTGAGGCGTCGGATGTTCGCCGCCGGATCAAGGCGGTCTGAGTGCCGTGGCGCGGCCCTGAGCACGAGGGCGAGTACCCGACGCTGGGCTATGACGTCGGCGAGTGGATCGAGTCGCATTGTGTGATCCCGGACGGCTACCGGCAGGGTAAGCCGTTCATGCTGACGGACGAGATGTGGCGGTTTCTGCTGCAGTTCTACCGGCTGGACCCGGAGGCTGAGCCGTGGCCGGGGCCGATCGGGCTGTCGCACACGGGCGCGCAGTTGCGGCGGTCGCAGAAGTGGGGCAAGGACCCGTTCGGGGCGGCGATTTGCTGGGCCGAGGCGCTCGGTCCGACCAGGTTCGATGGCTGGAATGCTGCCGGTGAGCCGGTGGGTGCGCCGTATCCGACGCCGCTGATCGTGTGTCTGGGCACGTCGGAGGATCAGACGGACAACACGTGGCGGCCGTTGCTGGCGATGGCGCGGTTGGGTCCGATTCTGGACTTGCCTGAGGTGCGCGAGGTTGGCCAGACGAAGGTGGATCTGGCGTCGGGCGGGAAGCTTGAGCCGGCTACGACGTCGGCGAAGGCGCGGCTGGGTGCGCCGATGACGTTCGTGACGATCACCGAGTCGCATCTGTTCACGCTGCAGGGCGGTTATCGCCGGGTGTGCGGCGCGGTGAAGCGGAACGTGGCCGGCATGGACGGGCGTTGGCTGGAGTTGACGAACGCCTACGATCCGACGGAGGGTTCGGAGGCGCAGGTCACCGCGGAGTCGTCCGACCGGGACGTGTTCGTTGACACGGTCGAGACGCGGCGGGTCGAGGATCTGGACGACGATGAGGCGCTGTACCGGGAGTTGTTGCGCCAGTACGGCGATTCGGCGCGTGAGCGCGGCGGCTGGGTGAACATCAAGGGCCGGATCATGGGCGAGTGCCGCTCGTCACGGCACCTAGAGGCTGACCGGCGCCGGTTCTTCCTGAACGAGATCGTTGTGGGCCAGTCGGTGTTCGTGGACCCGCTGCGCTGGGACTTGCAGGCCAAGGACGACGAGGCGCTGATCAAGGACGTGCCGGTCGCGCTCGGCTTCGACGGGTCGAAATACCGGGACGCCACGGCGCTTATCGCTTCGCGGATCTCCGACGGCCGGTTGTTCGTGGTGCGGATCTGGGAGCGCGGCGAGGCTGACGGCCCGGACTGGAAGGTGCCGACCGCCGAGGTCGATCGGGTGGTTCGGGACACGTTCGAGCTTTACAACGTGGCGTGCATGTTCGCCGACCCGTATCGCTGGCAGGACTACCTGGACAACTGGGTCGCCGCGTTCGGCGAGCAGCGGGTGGTGGAGTTCCCGACGAACGTCGAGCAGCGCATGGACCGCGCCATCGAGCGGTTCACTACCTCGTTCGGCGCGGGGGAGATCACATACGCGCCGGACGGTGCGCTGAGCAGGCACGCGAAGAACGCGGTGCTGGTGAAGGGGTCGAAGAAGAAGCCCCGGCCCGGTGAGGACGAGACGTTGACCACCCATTACATGAAGATGGCCAAACGTGGCGACGGGTTGCTCATCGATGCTGCGGTGGCTGGCGTGCTGGCGCACGAGGCTCGGGCCCATGCGATTGAGCATGGCCTGGTCAAGAAGCCCGAAGAGGCTTTGGTGGCCTGGGGGTGAACGTGCTCGCTGTCCTGTTGGCCGTCCTGGGCGTCACCGCTATCGCGACCGCCGCGTTCCTCGTCGCCCTACCGCTGGGCCTGCTCGTCGCTGGCCTCGAGGCCGTGCTGACTGCTTACGTGATTCGATACCTGGAGGCGCGACGTGAAGCTGCTCGACGCGCTTCTTAATCCCACCGAGCCCGAAATCGAGCGGTACGACCTGGGCTGGTATCTGCAGCAGATCATGCAGCACGGCGGGTTGGGCGACCCGCTGGGGTATCGGACGAGCTGGAAAAACGAGCCGGCCGAGCCAGTCGGCGACAGCTTCATCGACTACGTGCATCACCTGTACAGCACGAGCGGCCCGGTGTTCGCGTGCCAGGCGGTGCGCGGGAAGGTGTTCTCCGAGGCCCGGTTCCAGTTCCAGCGGCTGTCCGACGGGCGGCCCGGGGAGCTGTTCGGGACCGAGTCGCTGTCGATTCTGGAGCGGCCGTGGGTTGGCGGCACGACCGGTGACCTGTTGACGCGGATGATCCTGGATGTGGACCTGGCCGGGAACTGGTTCGGCGCGGTGATAGACGACGAGGTCGTGCGGCTGCGCCCGGACTGGACGGATATCGTCCTGGAGCCGCGGTACGGGCCGAACGGCGGCGTGGTCGGCATGAAGCGGGTTGGCTACGTGTACTACGAGGGCGGCAAGGACATGACTGCCACCGGGTTGTACACCAAGTCGGGGTCGGCGCCGGAGCCGTTCCCGGTCGGCGAGGTGGCGCATTTCATCGACCAGCCGGACCCGTTGGCGAGTTACCGCGGCATGACGTGGTTGACGCCGGTGGTCCGTGAGATTCAGGGCGATGTGCAGGCGACGAGGCACAAGCTGAAGTTCTTCGAGAACGGTGCGACGCCGAACGTGGCCGTCAAGCTGCCGCAGCAGATGACCCCGGAGCAGTTCCGCGAGTTCATCGGCATGATGAACGAACAGCATCAGGGCGTGGAGAACGCCTACAAGACGCTGTACACCGCCGGCGGGGCCGACGTGACGGTGATCGGCGCGGACATGAAGCAGCTTGACTTCAAGGTGACGCAGGGCGCGGGTGAGACGCGGATCGCGAACGCGGCCGGTGTCCATCCTGCGGTGGTCGGTTTGTCTGAGGGGATGCAGGGCTCGTCGCTGAACGCGGGGAACTTCGGTCAGGCGAAGCGTGCTACGGCGCAGATCACGATGCGGCCGTTGTGGCGTAAGGCGTCTGGTTCGCTGGAGGTCCTTGTGCCACCGCCGTCGGGTTCGCCGTCGCGGTTGTGGTACGACGACCGGGACATCGAGTTCCTGCGTGAGGACGAGAAGGACGCGGCGGAGATCCGCAGCAGCGACGCGACGACCGCGCGGCAGTTGGCCGACGCTGGCTGGAAGACGGACGCGATCGTGGAGTACCTGGCTTCCGGCGAGATCACCAGGCTGCGCGGCCAGCATTCGGGCCTGTTCTCGGTGCAGTTGCAGCCGCCGGGCACGCAAGCACCTGAGCCTGAGTCGGAGCCGGTTCCGGCTATTTCGAGTAACGGATCGTCGGGAGGCTGACGATGACCACTGACCACATCACTTTTGACCGGTCGTGGGATCTTGAGGACTGCATTATCCGCTCCGGCGGTGACGGTCGCACCGTCGAGGCGTATGCCGCGGTGTTCGACACCCCGGCCGAGATCCAGGACCGTCACGGTCACTACATGGAGTCGGTCGACCCGAAGGCGTTCAACCGAACGCTGTCGCACGGCATCGAACGGTTCCGGGTGTTCTACAACCACGCCATGACCATGTTCGGCACCCCGTCCGAGCTCGGCAGCGTTCCGATCGGCCGACCGGTGGAGGTCAAGGCGGACAAGCGCGGCCTGCTCACGGTCACCCGGTACAACCGCTCCGAGTTGGCGGACGCGGTGCTCGAGGCGATCCGCAACGGCGACATCACCGGCTACTCGTTCCGCGGGCCGATCATCCGTTCGACGCCGAACCGGCCGCCGCGAGCGCGCGCCGGTCGGCCGCTGCCGACGTGGCGGCACCTGGAGCTCGGGCTGAAGGAGTTCGGCCCAACTCCGGCCCCGTCGTATGCAGGCGCAGGCGTCGTTGCTGTTCGTTCTGCGACGCAACTGGCCGCCGCACTGGATGAGGCCAAGCAACTGATCATGTCGTCGTCCACTCCGCAGGACCCGGACGACGAAACCGCCACTCCCGCAACGGGACCCGGCACCGAGGACTCGCCCGATGGGCACTCCGGTCGGCAGAAGATGCTCCGGCTCCGGTCGGAGATTCGCGCACGAGGAGTGTGACATGGCAAAGAAGCGAAGCGAGATCCTCAGCGAGGAGCTCGAGGTCCTGCGTTCGGAGCTGAAGGTCATCGAAGAGGCCGAGGATGCTTCGGACGACGACATCAGCCGCGGCGAGAATCTGCTCGCCGAGTGGGACGAGAAGAAGGCCGCCTACGACAAGGCGCTGGAGCGGGAGAAGCAGGTAGACGAGGTGTTCCGTACGGCGCTGGAGCGTCGGGCGGAGTCCGAGTCCGGCGACGCGCCGGCCGCGGTGCGCAGCGGCGCCCCCGAGATCAAGCGCACCATCGACCCGTACGACAACCAGGAGCAACTGTTCCGGTCGCTGTTCGGGGATGTGCTGCTCAACGCCAGCGATACGGTCAGCCGCGCCCAGGTGGCCATCGACACCGCCCCCCGGCATGTCGACGACGCCGCCAAGGAGCGGATGCACGAGCTGGTTGAGCTGGACAACAAGCACGCCGCGTCGATCGCCCGGCACATGCTGCTGACCGGGTCGCCGGCGTACCACGAGGAGTTCCGCGACTATGTGAAGTCACGGGGGACTCTGGTCGGGGACGCGATGCGTGCCGCGATGTCGCTGACGAACGACAACGGCGGTTACATGGTGCCGTTCACCCTGGACCCGACGATCATTCTGACGAACGCCGGGATCATCGACCCGCTGCGCCAGATCAGCACCGTCAAGACGATCACGACGGACAACTGGAACGGCGTCACGTCGGCCGGTGTGAATGCCGAGTGGCTCGCTGAGGGTGCCGAGGCGGCGGACAAGTCGCCGACGTTCGGCCAGCCGACGATCACGCCGCAGAAGGCCGCGGCGTGGGTGTTCGGTTCGTACGAGGTGCTCGCCGACTCCGGGTTCGCCAACGAGCTCGGTCGGCTGCTCGCCGACGCGAAGGCCCGCCTCGAGGGCGAGGCGTTCGCCACCGGCAACACGGTGGGTCAGCCGTACGGCGTGGTAACCGGCGTGGCGGCGGTGACGGCTTCGATCGTCACCTCGACTACGGTCAACGCCTACGCGGTCTCCGATGTGTATCGGGTTGCCGATGCGCTTCGACCCCGTGACGCGGCGCAAGCGTCGTGGATCGCCAACAAGCGGGCTTTCACGCTGACGCGGCAGTTCGACACTGCCGGCGGTTCCTCGTTCTGGGCGAACCTCGGGATGGCGGTGCCGCAGCAACTGCTCGGCCAGCCCATCTATGAAGCGTCGTCGATGACCGGCGTGGTGTCCACGTCCGCGAACTTCCTGCTCGCCGGGAACTTCAGCGAGTTCTACATCATCGACCGGGTCGGAATGTCGGTGCTGTACGAGCCGATGGTCAAGTCGACCGGTTCGAATCGCCCAACCGGCCAGGCCGGATGGTTTGCGTTCTGGAGAGTCGGCAGCGATGTCGTCGACCCTGACGCGTTCCGGCTGCTGAAGCTGGCCACCACGGCGACCTTCACCGCGAAGGCCACCTGATCGGTCTACTGACTGGAAGCCCCGGGGACCCAAGGCTCCGGGGCTTCCGCCTACCTTGGGAGATTCTGTGCCGAACGACCGCACTAACGAGAAGGTCGTGGTGGCGTACTGCCATCCCGGCAACATCGACGCCGCCTTCCACGAGTCGCTGCTGGATCTGCTGGTCTACGACATGGCGTTCCACCGGCGCATCGTCAACGGCGGCGGTCGGCTGGCGCACCAGGCGTCGGCGAACCTGTCGGGGCCGCGTAACGACGTGGTCCGGAAGTTTCTCGACGGCTCGGACGCCGACTGGTTGTGGTTCGTGGACACCGACATGGTGTTTCTGCCGGACACGGTCGAGAAGCTGCTTGAGTTCGCCAACCCGGTCACCGCGCCGATCGTCGGCGGGTTGTGCTTCTCCATCGACAAGGGCCACATCTACCCGACCCTGTACGGGCTGATGGGCGAAGAGGACAACCCGCAGGTGATTCGGTTCCACGAGTGGGCGCCGGATGCGATGTTCCAGGTGGCTGCGACTGGCACCGGCTGCATCCTGATCCACCGTTCGGTGTTCGAGCGGATCCGCGACTTCAAGGTCCCGGGCACCGGGCAGGTCGGTTTCAACGCGGCGTTCCCCTGGTTCCAGGAGACCGCGCACCACAGCCGACCGGTGGGTGAGGACATCACGTTCTGCTGGCGGGCCGGCGTGGTCGGCATCCCCGTACACGTCAACACCGCTGTGCATATCGGGCATGTCAAGCAGCGGCTGCTCGATCTGGACGCGTATCTGCAACAGCGCGGAGAGGTGACGGCATGAAGTACCCGAAGATCAACGGATTCGTCGGTTTCCGCGGTGACAGCGTTCCGCTGGAGCCGGTATCGGACGATCATCCGATCGTCGCGGCGTTCCCGGATCTGTTCACCGACACCCCGCCGCCCGGGGTGGAGAAGCCGAAGCGGCGGACTTTGAAGAAGGCCGCGGCCACTCCAGTCGAAAAGCCGGCGGAAAAACCGGTCGAACAGCCGACGGGCACGGAGCAGCGCCCGCGATGACGGTTGACACGGCTGTCATCGTCCCCACTATGCGGCCGGCGAACGCGGAGTCGTTCATGGCTTCCCTGAGCGCCTCGACCGATACGGCCACGGTCTACGCCGTGACCGACGCCGAAAGTGCCGCGGCGTGGCGCTCAGCGGGCGCCGAGGTGTTTGTGGGCGACGAGGTGTCGTTCGCGCAGCGGGTCAACGCCGGATACCGGGCCACCGACGAGCCGTGGCTGTTCCTGGTCGGTGACGACGTGCGGTTCCACCGCAACTGGCTCATCAACGCCAAGCTGATCGCGTCCCGCCGCCATCACGTGGTCGGGACCGCCGATCTGGCGAACCCGCGGGTGATGTCCGGCGACCACGCCACCCACCTGCTGATCCGCCGCTCCTATGTGGACGAGGTCGGCGCGTCGTGGGACGGGCCGAAGACGGTGTGCCACGAGGGGTACCGGCACTGGTTCGTTGACGATGAGATCGTGACGGCGGCCCAGCGGCGGGGCGTGTGGGCATTCGCCCGCTCGTCCGTGGTGGAACACCTGCATCCGCTGACCGGTAAGGCCGACTGGGACGACGTGTACGAGATCGGCATCGCGCACAAGGACGCCGACGAGGAACTGTTCCGGTCCCGTCTGCTCGAGCACCTGGGGTGATCTCCTACATTGTCGCGTCGAACGACGCGAAGATCCTGGATGCGAACCTGAAGGCCACGCTCGAACTCGCAGGCGAGGATGAGCTGATCGTGGTCGATGATCCTCCGTCGATCGCGGTGGCCTACAACCAGGGCCAGTCCAGGGCACGGAACACGATCCGCTGCTACGTCCATTCGGACGTGCAGATACTGGATCCGATCCAGTTGCGCGCCGATCTACTACGCACTTGTGTGCCAGCGGTCGGCATAGTGGGAGTGATCGGCAGTTTCGACCGCGTGGTGCCCTGGTGGTGTTGTAGACAGCCGAAGGGCAGCGTGATCGATGCGCGGACGGGGCTGCTCAACTACGACGGCGGCGGTTATTGCATCTACCTGGACGGGTTGCTGCTCGCCACCGCGCAGGATCTCACCTGGGACGAGTCGTACACCGGATTCCACATGTACGACCACGACATCTGTGAGCAGATGCTGGCCCGCGGCCTGCCGAATTACTGCATACCGGGCGGCCAGTCGGTGCTGCACAACACTCGGAACCCGGCGGACGTGTCCCAACTCGACGGTTGGGACGCGGCCGTGGCCAGGTTCCGCGGCAAATGGGGGATGGCTGCATGAACAGGACGCACTGCGGCGGTTGTGGCTCGCCGGGCTTGCAGCCGTTCCTAGATCTAGGGTCTTCGCCGTTGGCCGATCGGTTCCCAGGAACCCCCGGCGAGCCGGAAGAAAACTACCCGCTGCAACTGGCGGTATGCACGTCCTGCTGGTTGGCGCAGTTGACCGAGGTCGTCCCCGATGGACTGCTGTACGGGGCGGACTACGGGTTCTACACCGGGTCGTCGCCGTCGGCGGTCGAGTACTTTCAGCAGTACGCGGGCTGGGTGAATGACCGCTTCGACCAGGACGGCAAGTTCTTGGTCGAGATCGCCTGCAACGACGGGACGATGCTCGCCGAATTCGAGTGTCGCACGCTCGGTGTCGAACCAGCCGACGGCCCCGCCACTGCGGCGCGAGCCAAGGGCCTGTCTGTGGTGCACGAGCCGTTCGGGCTGGACACGGCGCGGCGGATCGTCGCCGACCACGGCCCGGCCGACGTGGTTATCGCGAACAACGTGGCAGCGCACGTCGCCGACCTGCACGACTTCTTCGCCGGCGTCGAGCGCCTGCTCGCGCCCGGCGGTGTCGCCGTGGTGGAGGTGCAGTACCTAGCGGACCTGATCGCCGGGAACCAGTTCGATCACGTCTATCACGAGCACCGCTGCTACTTCACCGTCGACTCGTTGGCGCGGGTCGCGTCGCGGCACGGCCTCGCCGCTGAATCGGTGACCAGGACCTCGGCGCAGGGCGGGTCGATACGGGTCACGCTCTGCCGCGGGGAGCCACATGAGCCGATCGAGCCGGTGTGGCTTCGGCGGCCGTCGACGTTCCTGAGCCTGCAAGGGCGGGCCGAACAGATCCGGAACCGGCTGCTGGAGCTGATTGACGAGCAGATCCGTGCCGGCCGCAAGGTCGCCGGCTACGCCGCATCGGCCAAGTCGGCCACGCTGCTGAACTTCTGCGGCATCGGCCCCGACCAGCTCGACCACATCGTCGACACCACACCGCACAAGATCGGCCGCTACACCCCCGGCACGCACATCCCGATCGTCGGGCCGGGCGACCGGCCCGAACCCGACGTGTACCTGCTGCTGGCATGGAACTACCTACCCGGCGTGCTGCGCCGCGAACGGGAGTTCATCGATCGCGGCGGCCGGTTCTTGGTGCCGATCCCGTACCCGGTGCTGCTATGAAGGCGCTTATCACCGGGGTCACCGGACAGTCTGGCTCGTACCTCGCCGAACAACTCCGCAACGACGGCCACGAGGTCTGGGCACTGCTACACGGCCAGCACAACCCCAAGAAGGCTTGGGTCGAGTCGCTGGTCCCCACGATCCGCTGGGTTCCCGGCGACCTGCTCGACCCGTCGTCGCTGCACCGGGCACTTGAAGCGTCGCAGCCGGACATCGTCTACAACCTGGCCGCGATCACGTTCGTCGGCATGAGCTGGGACCAGCCGACCCTGGTCAGCGAAGTCACCGGCCTGGGCGCGCTGCGGATGCTGGAGGCGATCCGCCAGGTCGACCCGCAGATCCGGTTCGTGCAGGCGTCCTCTTCGGAGATGTTCGGATCTAACCCGCCGCCGCAGAGCGAGACCACCAAGTTCCATCCGCGTTCGCCGTACGGCGTGGCGAAACTATTCGCGCACTTCACCACCGTGAACTACCGGGAGTCGCACGGGATCTTCGCCGCGACGGCGATCATGTTCAACCACGAGAGCCCCCGGCGCGGCGTCGAGTTCGTCTCGCGGAAGGTCGCCATCGCCGCGGCCCGGATTTCCCGCGGCCTGGACCGCACCGTGCGGCTGGGGAACATCAACTCGTACCGCGACTGGGGTTACGCCCCGGACTACATGAACGCCGTGCAGATGATCGGCAACCATGCTGAGCCGGACGACTTCGTGGTCGCCACCGGCGATTCCCGCCAGGTCAAGGAGCTGTGTGAGATCGCGTTCCGCGAGGTCGGCCTGGACTACCGCGACCACGTGGTGATCGACCCGCAGTTCTACCGGCCGGCGGACGTGGAGTTCCTGCGCGGCGACGCGTCGAAGATCCGCGACGTGTTGGGCTGGCGGCCGACGGTGCCGTTCGAGGAGATGATCGCCCGAATGGTCAAGCACGAACTGGCGCAACTGTGAGCGCGCTGGTCTCGATCGTCACCCCCACCATGCCGGGCCGCGAGGCTCTATTGCTGGACCGGTGCATCCCGTCGGTGCGGGCGCAGACGTGGCCGCACGCCGAGCACGTGATCGTGTCCGACCGCAACCCCGGCTTGGCCGAGAAGATGGCTGCCCACCCGGACATCCGGTTCGTGCAGATCAACGAGACGTGGCGGGACGGGCACGCCGACCACTGCCCCGGCGCGCTGCCCTGGCAGGTCGGCTCACTGTTGGCGCTCGGCGAGTACATCGGGTTCGTCGGCGATGACGACGAGCTGCTGCCCGATCACATCGCCCGGCACGTGTCTGTGATGACTGAGCATGACCTGCACTTCACTATCTCGCCGGTGCGGTTCGTGGTGCATGGCCAGGAACGGTTTGTCGTCGGCGACGACACGCTCGCGGTCGGGCACGTCGACTCCGACGGGATCATGTGCCGAGCCGAGGCGCTGCGCACCGCCACCTGGCAACTCGGGGTGGACGCACCAGACGCCCTGCTGCCGCACGACTGGGCCGCCGGCGGCCTGCGCTGGATGTTCATCGGCGGCGAGCCGACAGCGATCCACCACGACGGGTGGGCCGCACGATGACTGGGGGAAGCGTGACGAACGTACTTATCACCGGTGGTGCCGGGTTCGCCGGCCACCACCTGGTGGAGCACCTCCTGGAGACCACCGACTGGGATCTGGTGGTCCTGGACTCGCTTACCTATGCCGGCCGTACGGATCGGCTTACCGACTGCGCCGGATACGACCCGGCCCGGGTGCGGTTGCTGTGGCACGACCTGCGAGCCCCGATCCACCCCCACCTGGACGAGCAGATCGGCGACGTCGACGCCGTGCTGCATCTGGCCGCCGAGTCCCACGTCGACCGGTCCATCACGGATCCGGGCCCGTTCGTGCGAAACAACGTGGACGCGACGCTGAACCTGCTTGAATGGGCGCGCACCCGGACCTTGACCCACTTCGTGCAGGTCTCCACCGACGAGGTGTACGGCCCGGCGCGCGAGGGTCAGCGTCACGTTGAGTGGGATCCGCACTTGCCGTCGAATCCGTACGCGGCTTCGAAGTCGGCGCAGGAGGCCCTGGCGATCGCCTGGTGGCGCACCTACGGCGTGCCGGTGGTCATCTCGAACACAATGAACATGTACGGGGAGCGGCAGCACCCCGAGAAGTTCGTCCCCAAGGTCCTACGCGCCGCACTGAGCGGCGAACAGATGAATCTGCACGCCCGGGTAGCCCCCGACGGCTGGGAGCCCTCGGCGAGGCACTGGCTGCACGCCCGCAACCACGCCGACGCGCTGCGCTGGATGATCGCCGAGACCACCCCGGCCGCGTACCCCGCCGCAGACCGGCCCGACCGCTGGCATGTGGCCGGCGAGGAGTTGGACGTGTTGCAGATGGCCGAGCGGATCGCCGCCGCTGCCGGTCGACCGCTGCGGTACGAGTTCGTGGACTACCACGCGTCACGGCCCGGTCACGACCATCGGTACGCGCTGGACCCGTCGAAGGTGCACGCCGCCGGGTGGAAACCGCCGATCGGCGTGCACGAGTCACTGGAGCGGACGGTCCGGTGGGCGATGGCCCACCCGGAATGGCTGCGCGACTAAGGGGTATAGATGCCGAACCTGTACGCCACCCCCGAAGAACTCAAGGCCCGTTTCAGCATCGGCGACAACTTCGAGGACACGATGGTCGAGTCGGCGCTGGACTCGGCGTCGCGGGCCATCGACCAGCACTGCCAGCGCATCTTCTATACGACGGCATCCACCACGGCGACGTTCGTTGCCACGGACCGGTACCGCGTCAAGCTCGCTGATACCGACGTGTGGGTTGGCGACCTCGTCACGGTCACCAGCCTCAAGACCGACGCCGCCGGCGACGGGACGTTCGAGACGACGTGGGCCGCGACGGACTACCAACTGTGGCCGGCGAACGCGGCCAGCGGCCCGGAGGCGCGGCCCTACTCCGAGGTGCGTGCGGTCGGGGCGAATCTGTTCCCGGTGCCGTACAGCCGGTCGCAGCGCGCAGACCGGGTGCAGATCGTCGGCACGTTCGGCTGGCCCACCGCGCCGCCGTCGGCGGTGAAGGAAGCCTGCCTGATGCTGGCTGCTGAGCTGTTCAAGCTCAAGGACGCCCCGTTCGGGATCGCCGGCGTCTCTGATTTCGGCGTGGTGCGGATCCGGGAGAACCCGAAGGTCGCCTCGTTGCTGATGCCGTATCAGCGGTTCTCGGTGCTGGTGGGCTGATGGCCACGGTGCAGGAGATCCGCGAGGGCATCGACGACCGGCTCGCCACCATCGCCGACTTGCGGCACAGTCCCGTCGTGCCGGGGGTCGTCAACCCGCCGCACGCGTTCGTCAAGCGTCGTCAGACCACGTTCGGCGTATCCATGGACGGCGAGGACGACGTAACGTTCGCGGTCACCGTCCTGGTGTCGTGGGCCGACCAGACGACCGCCCAAGAGTCTCTCGACGAATACCTGGCGTCGACCGGGGCCAAATCCATCAAGGCCGCCATCGACGCCGACCCTACGCTTGGCGACATCGTCGACTTCGCGCACGCGACGATCGTTGAGGACGAGCGGATCACGGCGTTCTACGGCGTCGACTACCTGGCCGCAGACATCGTCGTCGAGGTGGGCTGATGCGCTGGGTTGTGTGCCACCCCGGCCCCGCGTTCAGCGTCCACGACGTGTACGCAGGCTGGATCGAGGCCCTTGAGGAGCTCGGCCAGCAGGTGCAGATCTTCAACCTCGAGGACCGGCTCACCTTCTACGACGCGGCCTACTTCAACGTTGCCGAAGGTTCGTTCCGCAAGGCCGTCCCCCCGGAGCAGGCCGTCGAGCTCGCGGTCAACGGGCTGTACGCGCCGCTGTACCGGTTCCGCCCGCACGTGCTGCTGATCGTCTCGGCGTTCCTGATTCCGACCGAGTTGATGGACCTGGCCCGTGCCTACGGCACCAAGGTCGTGGTCCTGCACACCGAGGCCCCGTACGAGGACACCCGCCAGCTCGACGTTGCCGCGCACGCCGACCTGAACCTGCTCAACGACCCGGTGAACATCGACCGCTACCGGGCCGTGGCGCCGACCGAGTACATGCCGCACGCCTACCGGCCGAAGCTGCACCGCCACGGCCCGATGGACAAGGACCTGGCCGCGGACCTGGCGTTCGTCGGGACCGGGTTCGAGTCGCGCATCGAGTTCTTCGAGGCCATGAACCTCGACGGGCTGGATGTGCTGCTCGCCGGGAACTGGCAGCGGCTCTCCGAGGATTCTCCGCTGCGCAAGTACGTGGCGCACGACATCAAGCAGTGCGTGGACAACTCCGAGGGCGTGCGGATCTACCAGTCGGCCAAGCTGGGGTTGAACCTGTACCGCCGCGAAACCGTGGACGGCGACTCGCACGCCGGCTGGGCGATGGGTCCGCGCGAGGTCGAGATGGCCGCGGTCGGGTTGCCGTTCCTACGCGACCCCCGCGGCGAGGGCGACGAGGTGCTGCCGATGCTGCCCCGGTTCGACTCGCCGGACGAGGCGGCCGAACTGACCCACTGGTGGCTGAACCATGAAGGACTTCGGGCCGAGGCCGCACGGCAGGCCCGGGAAGCGATCGCCGACCGGACGTTCGCGAGTAATGCTAAGGAGTTACTCCGACTGCTTGACGCGTAAGGCATCTGCTCGGGCATAGCCACCCTTACGTCCGGCAGCACTCCGTTGTTCGCGTATCTGCTCGGTGACCACAATCCGCCCGTTGTTCTCAGCTTGACTGACGAGTTCCATGTGAGCTGGGTTTACGCAACGTCGGGTGCGGCAGAGGTGATCGATCACCAGGGATAAGGGGATGGCGCCGTGCTCAAAAATGTATGCCACTCGGTGTGCCGACTGAGTGCGACCTAACCACCAAAAGTTCCCATAGCCGGTGTTGCTGCTGACCCCACCAAGCCAAAGCCAGCAGGCATCTGGCCCACCAGAGCGATCCACCTTGGTCCAGAAGCGGATTTCATCGGGAGCTGTAGCTATCGGCTGTTCCAGCCGTCCGATCTTTGTTAGTCGCTGGTAGTGCATCGCGCATAGCCCGCGAGCCTCGTGGTCGCGGCCGCAGTTCTCGACGGCACATTCGGTAGGCCGCAGTGAAAGCGGCGGCAACGTGCCGTGTCGACGTCGATACGCGTAATGAGTTCCACATAGACCCCGCCCGCGTGCCGGGCGGTCGCAGTCAGATTCAGAGCAGGTAGCCCGCATGAGGCTACTCTACCGAAGGAGTGGTCAAAATCGCACGCATACACGGCCGGAACGGCAGGGTCTACCTCAACCTGGCGTCCGGCGGCACCGCTGAACCAGTTGCGTACCTGAACAGCTGGACCATCAACTTCGCCACCGAGAAGGCGGACGTAACCGCGTTCGGCGATGCCAACAAGGTCTATGTCGCCGGCCTGCCCGACTCGTCCGGAGACTTCTCCGGGTTCTACGACGACGCCACCGTGCAGACCTACACGGCCGCACTGGACGGGCTGCCCCGCAAGTTCTACCTGTACCCGTCCACCAACACCAACACGCAGTACTTCTTCGGCGAGATTCTGCCGGACATGAACATCAACGCCACCGTCAACGGTGCGGTCGAGATCTCCGCATCCTGGAACGCTTCGAGCGCCATCACCAAGCAGGGCTGATGATCGAAGTCCGGGTGGTCGACACCGAGGACTTCATCGCGCTGTCGCGCGCGCTGCGCAAGGTCGGGTCCCGGGAACTCAAGAGCGAGCTCACGAGGGGCATCACGGCTGCGTCGAAGCCGTTGAAGAAGGCGGCGAAGGATTCAGCGCGTTCGATTCTGCCGTCTCGCGGCGGGTTGGGCCGTCGGGTCGCCCGCACGTCGTTGCCGCACAAGCGCCGCACCACCGGCGCCGCCGCTGGCATTCGCATCGAGGCCAAGTCGAATGCGGTGGCGGACCCGTTTCGCATCGACCGGGGCCGGGTGGCGCACCCGGTGTTCGGCCGTGGCCCGTTCGTGTTCCAGAACGTGCCGTCGGGCTGGTTCACCGACCCGATGGAGTCCGGCGGGCCTGTGGTGCGCAAGGAGCTGCTGATCGTGATGGAACGGGTCGCGAACAAGTTGGCGAGGTCGATTTGAACAAGATCAAGGTCGTCTACCTGGACGGGGCCGAGCAGGAGACGACGGCCGGCGCTCGTGCCGAGGTGGAGTTTGAGCGCAAGTTCGAGATGGCCTTCGCCGATGCGTTCCACCCCCGCGTGAAGGGCGAGCCACGTGGCCGGCAGGAGTGGCTGTACTACCTGACCTGGATCAGCTTGAAGCTCGGGAGCCTTGTCGGCGACGACGAAGAGTTCGAGACGTGGCTCGACCGCGTCGACGACATTGAAGTGTTGGGCGGGTCGGCCGAGGACCCTACGAAGCGGGATCGACGACCCGCGAAATCGTCGAACTCAGCATCCTGACGCACGTCCCGTTCGATGACCTGCTGGCCATGGACGAGCGGGTGCGGGCGACCTACTTGGACGTTGTGCGTGGGCGGCGGGCGTGATCTTGTGCAGATGCCGGCGTCCAGTTGGCGCCGACGAATCCGCCGAACAACCCTCCAGTGACCATCGCCAGTGTGAACTCACCGATGGTGCTGTAGCTCGCGTAAGCCGCTAGCAAGATTCCCAGGATGACACCAAGGAAGCTGAACACGGCCACATTGGTGCGGCGCTGAGTCATCGAGTCCCCCTTCTTCTGCTTCCAGCGTACGTCTAGTTCGGCGAGTTGCCAATAGGTCATAGGTCACATCGGAGGTGAGCAGTGCCCGCGCTCAACTTCGACATCATCGCCCGCGATAGGGCGAGCAAGGTTTTCGACCAGATCGGCTCCAAGTCGGCTAAGACCGAGCAGAACCTGTCGAAGCTCGGCTCGGGTTCTAGCGCGATATTCGGCAAGATCACCGGCGCTCTGGCAGGCGTGGTGACTGGCTGGCAGGCTTGGGACAAGGTCATGGTCGGCGGGTTCAACCGACTCGCGAACCTGGATGACGCCCGTAAGCGAATGGACTCGATGGGTTTGTCGACGGCCGAGACCGAGGGCCTGATGGCCGGGCTATCCGACACGGTCACCGGGACCGCGTTCGCGTTGGATGAGGGCGCGCAGATCATGGCGCAGTTCATCTCTGCCGGCACCGACCTGGACGAGGTCAACAGTCGCCTTGAGATGACCGCTGATACGGCGGCGTTCGCCCAGCAGCCGCTGAAAGAGATCGGCATGATCTTCGCCGAGATCCAGACTCAGGGGAAGCTCACCGCCGGAGAGATCGGCATGCTGCAGGAGCGCGGCGTCCCGGCGCTCGTGCTGTTGGCGGACGCTGCGGGCGTCACCGCCGAGGCGATGAAGGACATGATCTCGCGCGGCGAGATCGACGCCGAACGGTTCTTCGAGCTCTGGGAAGCCGGCTCGCAAGGCTTCGGCGAGAACAACATCAAGATCGAGGGCGCCGCCCAGTCGATGGGCGACACGGTCCGCGGTGCGCTGGCCAATGCGGAGACCGCGCTGGCCAGGGTTGGCGCGGCGCTTCTGGACGACTTCGTGCC